AGAAGGAAACATAATTATATCTCCCTTACCCATGCGCCATTGATACCTGAAAAACGAATGCTCTTGTTAATTTGTTTAGCTAACTTCTTTGCTTCTTTCTCACTGTCAGCTTGTACTTCTGCAAGAACAACAACTTTTCTTTTAGAGTAATCACCATAACCATACTCAGCGGTGTTTGGTGTTGGCTCGTATCTTTCTTCGACTATTTGGTAGGTGTTCATTTTTTTCTCCTTAAAATTGGGGGCTATAGAAGCCCCAAGATTTCTTTTTCAGCAGCTTCGAGTACATTTATTATTTTATCATCTACTTTTGCTGCTTTTGCTTTTGCTGTTAACTTGATTAAAGAAAAGTAAGCGTCACCTTGAGCCAGAACTTTTCGCTGACGTTTAATATCTTTCATTATTTCGTTTTCGATTTCTTGTGCTTCTGGGCTTAACATTTTTATCTCCTTTTTACCTTATATTATATATGTAGTATCGATGCTACAAATTACAAGGGAGGATTGTAAAAAAAATTAAAAAAAACTAACTTTTTTTTCGAAATAGTGATTATAGGGAGTAAATAGTTGAATTTATTAGGAACCATTGGGGATATAAATTTGCAAAAAATTAACAAAGTAGAGTTTGAGGTATTAGGTCAGCCTATTGGCAAGGGTAGACCTCGATTTACTAGGACCGGGCAAGTATATACCCCTCCTAAAACCAGGGAGTATGAGCAACGTATCCATGCAGCGGCTTGGTCAGTAATGCAGGAACAAAAGCTAGAGCCAACAGAAAAATTTGTTCACATGGAAGTAAAAGCTTTTATGGAGATACCTAAATCTTGGTCTAAAATAAAAAGATTGGAGGCAGAATATGGTGTCATAAAACCAACTTGTAAGCCTGATTTAGACAACATTGTAAAATCAGTGGGTGATGGACTAGAAAATGTTGTTTACTATTCAGATAAACAAGTAACCAGCATTGATGCTAAAAAGGTTTATTGTCACCCGGATAAAGGACCAGTGATTTATGTGTCTATATCTTGGACAGAATAGGACCAATCAGGGCCATATGTCTCTTGCCATAATTTGGGTTCCTTATGTATAGCAATCTTGGAGTTATCCCATAAACCTTGGTGATGTCCTTCGCAGAGGGGGATAGCTTCACCATCTGATCTTTTGCTAGTGCTGTATCTGTCATGTATCGGATGATGTGCTGTTGTCGGTGAGTTTTGTACCTCGCCAAATCTCTGACATACGCAACACCGCATTTCTCTTATCTTGTTAAGAAACTTTTCATTCTTTTTTTTCTTAGGCTGTTTTTGCCCCAATGGTGGTTTGTTAGCCAAATTCATTTAAATCTCATTTCTTGATATATTTTCCACAGGCTTTCGATAGGTCTCAAATAAATTTGTTCCATTGTATAGCAGGGTCCATATCCACCTAAGTCTGTATGTTGTGCCTCTTCTTTAAAAATTTTTCTTGGTATGTAACCAGCTATAATCATTACATCCTCTTCATCTGATGCAGTCACTAAAACAGAACATTTGGATTTAAATGCATCTAACGATTTAAAAAGCAGTTTGCCATTTTGATGAAAGGTAGTTTTTACATCTATGCTTATATCACCCAGGAACATATCTACGCCGAAGTCTGAGCTATATTGAAATACGTTGTGCTGACAACCTAATACTTTTGCTACAGCAGCCTCACCTTTGATGCCTAGTTGATCTACATCGTTATCATTTCTTTTTCCATCTTTTCTCTGGTTTGGAACTCCCATAGCTCTAGATAATTGCCATCGAAGTGTAGCCGCTTGCCTACACTCCAGCATTTCTTGCCTGTTTAACCTAACTTTCAAGTGGGTCATAACCAATAGCCTCTGCAAGTTTAGCCATAGCCATTTCAAAATACTGGTGAAACTCAGCCTGGTTCATTTTGCTAAATTGTATACTATCGGAAATCTGCATGTGCTTCCCGGCAATAGCATTATATTTTAACTTATAGTATCCACATGCAAATTTTAGCTCTTCATGCAGATGTTTTTCTGTAGGCCACTTACCAGTAGCCTTGCAGACATTTCGTAATGCTGACCAATACAGATTGTGATGTGGGTTAGACCGGGAGCCAGTAGGTTTAAGATTGTACGCTTGCCCCTGCTTTGCATCCTCTAGTTGTTCAGCGTCATATTGTGAGACAGGCAGTAACTGCCCATCTCTTAGGTATACTTGTAATGAGGTCAAAACGGTATCTCATCATCAAAGTCTAGATCATCTTTAGTGATCTGACGTTCGGCTGGATCTGTATTACTTAGATCCATTAGGTTAGCACCCTCTACTTGCGCATTTGTTTGCGCTGGCGGCATACTTGACTGTTCTTGTCTGTCACCCCCACCCATTAATTCTAAATGATTTGCACTAACAGACAGATAGGTTTTACCGTTATATTCTCTTGTCTTTAGCTCACCACTAGCGACAACCTGTTTACCTTTCTTAATGTAGGCAGCAAGCTTTGTGTTACTTGTGATAACGTCAAAAAACATTACTCCTTTGTTTTGTCCATATCCATCTGCAACTGCGAGAGAAAAGGTTGCAAACTCCCTTCCCTCTTTCTGACGAACTTCACTGTCTTTAGTGCTACGCCCTGCGATTGTAATAGCTTTCATATTTCTAACTCCAATTTTCTTTTGTCTCGTGCTTCCACAACTTGGTTATACTGTTCTTCAGTAATATCTTTTCGGTTTAGTAATTTAGTAAAGTTACTTTCTCCCTTCTCAAAACTTTCAGCAGTACAATTTTCATAAAACTCTATGGCGGTATCCACACGATCTTGAGTAGATAAATCCATAATTTGTTTTTGTTCTTTGACCGGGGGTTCAATTTCATTTTCTGGTAAATCCTCACCAGCATAAATATAATGACCTAGACCATGCATAGCGATAGCCTTAACTAAGCAGCGCATTCGTGCGTCACTTATTTCTCTTGATGTTGGACTAGCTTTTGAATTGTTTTTAAAGTCCATGACAGGCAGCCACATCATATGCTCCTGTCCTTCTATGGTAACACTTACCCGGACCTCTACAGTATTGTTTGGATAGATAATATCCTCATGGATTGTATAGGTTGCTTCAGGGTAAAACTTTTTAACCTCGCCCCATGCCCAGGCCCATGACAAATAACTAAGGCTGTACGGCTTGCCAGACTTGTCTTTGTACCATTTCTTTTCTATTTTTTCTGTGACCGGGTGTTTTGATAACACCTCCCACACTGATTTTACTTTTTTATTCGGCATCTCCCATCTCCCTTCTAAGTTGCTGATCATATGAATTTGCACTATTAACACCGTCTTGTATGGCGTTAATAATTTCTTTTGCTTCAAATGGACTGATGTGAAGCTTCACCATAGCTTTGTATACAGAAGCAGTAATATGCAAATGAGATACATAGTCTATCCGTCTTTTATCCATTTTTACCTCGTAATTTTTTTTAGTATGTGTCTTGCAATATAATCATTTGTAGCCTAAATACAACCTTAATGATGAAAAAAGAGGAAAAAAAGTGTATCCAGATAGAATGTTAACTTTGGAATATATCCAAAAAATATTGAAAAGTGACAGGAACATTGCTGCTGTATCTAAAAAAACTGGTATCTCACGTTGGACTATATATCGTTTGCGTGATGGTGTTGGTGATGCACAGTATGAAACTGTTAAAACGCTATCAGATTATTTTGATAGCCCAAACTAAAAAAAAGACCCACTATTAAAGTGGGCCAGTGTGAGGTAAAAAGGATTATCACAGGCGTGGATAAACCTTAGTGTTAAGATAGACTAAGAAATTAATATTAGAAAGAGGTAAATTAAATGTCACATTATATGACCGCATTAGCAATGAAACAAAGAGGCTTACCGCCATACTCTAAAATACTTTTGTATTGGCTTGCTGACCATCACAATGCTGAAACAAACAAATGCTTCCCCAGCCTAAGTAGGTTATCGAAGCTATGTGAAATATCTAAACGATCTGTACAAAATCATCTGCAAAATCTAAAGGCTTGTGGATTAATAAGTGTCGAACATTCATACCGGGATGATGGGCAACAAACATCAAATAATTATCTATTACATTTATCAGAAGAGTGGGTGCATGATATGCCAGGTGGGGATGCAGAATATGCTACCCCAGGGGTGCAGGATTTGCCATCCAATAACCTTGGAAGTAATAACCCTGGAAGAGAAATAGTATTGGTCAGAAATATAGAACAAACTATTGCTGATTTTGAAGAGTGGTGGAAAGTTTATCCTAGAAAAGTAGGAAAATATAAAGCATCACCAGCATTTGCTAAAGCTTGTCATATAACAAATTTTGATGAGCTTATGGAAGCAACAAAGAGATTTGCCAAAGCTTGTGAGGGTCAAGATAAACAATTTATTCCTCATCCGACAACTTGGTTAAACCAGCAAAGATGGAATGATGACATTGGCGGTAAGGTTGTTAATATTCAAAGTGTAGTTCTTAAAGACATGGGGTTAAGCTATGAATAATCAGAGAAATGACGAGCTAAGAAATCTTACTATGAAAGTATTAGCCAGGTTAAACGCACCAAGGGCTGTAGCTGGTGATACTGAAGCAATGAAAGCAGAAGCAGAGTTTCTTGTTAAAAGAATTATAGGATTAGCTCCAGGTAGAGGATACACTGTTTGGTTCAAAGATTTTGAAGAGCAATTGTTAGGAAGCTTGGAAACAAGATCCTGGCCTACAGCAAAACAAATTAGCCAGGCAGCAAAAGACATTGCACCTAAACGTCCAGAGTTAAGAGATTTAACGGGTGAGAATAAGTATACTCCTGATCCTCTTAAAATTAATGCCAAGCGTATACAAAACGGTGAGGCAGTAGATGAAAATTATATTAACGGAAAGTTTGCAGATCAAATGCTAAGAGCAGGGTTAATTCAAGAACATGATTTACAACCATACAAAGAGTATCTTAGTAATGTTAAAATAGGTTGAAGTGTGGTAATGGTTTCATAGGCTCTTTCGTGAAACCTCCCTACACTAGAGCCTACCTTTGTTGTGAGATGGTGTTTTTTGACATAGCATTATCGGAGCTTCATGACTAAGGTACTAGCCCCCATCGGTTCCCACAGGCTGGTGGGGGTTTTCTTTTAGTAGTAAATAAGCTAACGTCTACTACATATGGTAGGACCCTAGTAAGGACGGACATATGAGTACAAAAGAAGAACAAACGAATAAAATAGGCCAAAATACGGGAAATCGTGGTAAGGGCAGACCCAAAGGTGCAATAAATAAAAATAGTAAATTACTGAAGGACGCTATACTCGAAGCAGCGGAACGTGCTGGTAATAAGTTTGGTAAGGAAGGGTTAGTAAGTTACCTGGAACACCAGGCAGAAGAAAACCCTAGTGCCTACATGTCATTAATGGGCAAGGTGTTACCTCTACAAGTAACAGGATCGGGTGATAGTGGCGAACATAAGTTTATTATAAAATGGCAGAAGTAGACGATAGCTGGGAAGTAATAGAACATAATTACAAGCCCAGAGAGTTAGCAAGAGACTTTCACAATCGCAAAGAACGGTTTGCTATTATTGTAGCTCATAGACGTTTCGGTAAGACTGTAGCGGCTGTAAACGACTTGATACAGTCATGCTTTGAGATAGATCAACCTAATGTCCGGGTAGCATATATAGCACCATATCTAAGCCAGGCCAAAGCTGTAGCCTGGGATTATGCTTTAGAATACACACGAGACATACCATTTATAAAAGTAAATCATTCGGAGCTAAGAATAGATTTTCCTAACGGATCTAGATTTAGATTATTTGGTGCAGATAATTACCTGGCACTCCGGGGTCTAATGTTTGATCATGTTGTGCTAGATGAGTTTGCTGACTTTCCGGTATCAGCTTATCCCAGCGTTATTAGGCCAGCTACAGTAGATCGTAAAGGCAAGATAACAATGATCGGCACACCAAAAGGCCGCAATGAATTTTATGAAATGTATGAATATGCAAAGACACACCCGGATTGGTACTGTCGAATGTTTAAGGCATCAGAGACAGATATATTGGACCCGGAAGAGTTAGCAGAAGCAAAACGAACAATGGGTGATGATAGGTATGAGGCAGAGTTTGAGTGTTCTTTTGAGAGTGCGATAGTTGGTGCTTACTATGCTGTAGAAATGAAAGAAGCTATGGCAGACGGTAGAATTACAACCGTACCTTATGACCCGGCTGTAGGTGTAACGGTCTCATGGGACCTGGGTATTGGTGACAGTACAGCGTTATTCTTTGCACAATTTGTAGGCCAAGAGATAAGAATAATTCGATATTATGAAAGTTCAGGTGTTGGTTTAGATCACTATGCAAAAAAACTAACGGAGTTTGGCTACCATTATTCTGAGCATATTTTACCGCACGATGTGCAAGTAAGGGAGTTAGGAACAGGAAAGTCCAGACTAGAAACATTAGAGGCGCTGGGTGTAAGAAACATTACGATAGCGCCAAGGTTAAGTGTTGATGATGGAATACAAGCAGCCCGGTCTATGATTGCCAGGTGTTGGTTTGATGAGGAAAACGTAGGTAGAGGTTTAGAATGTTTACGGCAATATCGCCGGGAGTTTGATGAAAGATTAAAAACCTGGAGGGGTAGACCGTTGCATGATTATACCTCACATGCAGCAGATAGTTTTAGATATTTAGCAGTGGGTCACCAGCCAGAAACAAATTGGGGTGAACCGTTAAGAAGGAATTTGCGTGGCATAGCATAATGTGCTAGGGTGGCAGAAAATAGGAGTTTTTGCGAATGCCTAGAAAGAAAAAGCGCGGTCTATACGACAATATAAATGCTAAAAGACGTAGAATAAAAGCAGGAAGCGGAGAACGCATGAGGGGGCCTGGTGAAAAAGGCAGACCAACTGCAAAAAACTTTCGAGATGCTGCAAAGACTGCAAAGAAACCTAAAAAGAAGAAGGGGAAGAAGTAATGCCAGGTTCACATTATGGAAAAAAGAAAAAAGGACGTAAGAAGTAATGCCACACGTTGATGGACATGTAGAATACACTCCTACAAAAGCTATAACAAGGCCAAGAGTTAGACCTAAAAATGTTCCGGGTCCTGCATTCCCAAAAAATGATAATCCTGTTGCAAGACAGGGCGGCGGCGGTGGCCCAAAAGGTGGTGGTCCAGCTAGAATAGATCCTACTACAAAAGTAGGGCAAAGTTTTGTCCAGAAATATAACACCGATGGGCGGTATGGTTATTATAACACTAATCCTAATCACGAAAAATATGCACTAGGTGAGTATGTCCCTGCATTTAGGGATATGATGGATGGCGGTGGTTATGATACTAACGACACATTTTTTAAAGGCGCTGGCCCAATTTCAGCATTACTAAATGTTGCAAAGATCAGGCCATATGGTCAAAGCCAAACACCAAGAGAGCAAATAGGTTTTAGAGATTTTACTGATATGACTGATCGCGGTGGACCGCAACATAGTGGTGGTGAGTTTGAAGGTGGCGGCATGATTAGTATGGCTGGCAACCTAATGGACAAATTGTCAGGCCGGGAAGCTACGCCAAAAACTAGATACTATGAAGGACCACAATCAGTAGGGTTAATGAAAACCCAACCAGCAGCATCAGCAGCAGTAGTTAATACTAACCCAAATCCACAAGAACTAAGTATGGTTCCATTTAATAATGTTACTCCACTTACCCAGTATAACACTGCTGATATGATGACTAGGCCTGATGAGTTAACAATACCAATGATGAATAACATGTCAGCGGCTGCTGTTGATACAATAGGTGTAGCGGAAACACCACAGCAAAGATTGGATAGATTTAATCGTTTAATGCTAACTGTTCCGGATGATGTATCAGTAAATGATCACTCAAGATATGTGGATTATATATTAGAAGAGAATGGTACGTTGCCATATGCAGAATACTCCAGGTAAATGAGTGAAAAGAAGAAAGATAGCCGCCTCAAACGTGCTGGTGTTAGTGGTTATAACAAACCAAAAAGAACGCCAAATCACCCTACTAAATCACATGTGGTTGTTGCAAAAGAGGGCAGCAAAGTCAAAACTATTCGCTTTGGTCAACAGGGCAAGACAGGCGATAAAACTATGACAAAAAGAGCTAAGTCATTTAAGGCAAGACACGCAAAAAATATTGCTAAAGGCAAAATGTCGGCGGCTTATTGGGCAAACAAGGTTAAGTGGTAATGTCAGTATCAGACGAGTTAAGATCGTTAAGACAAAATGCTAGTATCTTTAGAGGTCTGTTTAATTTTATAAAAGAAAACGAGCAAGACTTAGCAAATCGTAACAGGCGTCCAGTGTTAGGTGGTTTGTTTTCAAAAGAGCCTGTTTATGGGACAGATACAATTGAATATGAAGGTATAGGGCCGTTCTTAGCAAATTTAGTGGAGCCTGTTGCAAGAGCTATAGATGCTCCACAAGCAGCAGCGCAAGGATTAATACCACCAGAGGACATGACAGGAGAAGCTTTTAATGTAGCTGGCACTGCAATGTTTGGGGGTGGTTTAGTTCCTGGGATAGATGATGCGGTTATTGCAGCAAACAGAGCAAAATTTGGTGGTTTATTAAATCCATTAATTGACGATGAAGTAAAGAGGGTTAACAAAATAGAATTAGACCCGGCAATGCTAAGTGAACAAAAATTACCAACTTATGTAGAGCGAATACCTTTTACTACAGAAAAATCACCTAGTGAAATGATGCCTGTTATTGAACGTGATATATCAGAATTTAAAGGTAGCCTGTTAACCCCGGCATATGGTGATAGAACCTACGGAGGTAAAGTCCTAACGCATATTGGTGGTATAGAGCTTACAAAGCCTGTTGAAATGCAGGGTGGTCACGATTTTATGAGGTATCTAAACACTGGATTATGGGCTTCTGAAAAAGGAGCAATGGAAAAAAAGGCAAAATTTTATGATAAGTTAATTGAAGAGGGTGCAGATCCTCTTATGATTTATACAGCAATGGGCGGTCAGTCAGCAGATTTTTCACATCACATGTCAGATGCTATGATGGGTTTAATCGAACAATCACCTATATCTAAAAAAGCAGCAAAAAAGTTTGATGATTTCGTAAAAAACACAGGTAACAAGTACGATAAAAAGATTACACCAGGTGACAAAAAGTGGCCTGGCATTTTAAGCCCAGATGCTAGACGTTATTTGTTAGAAAATATGACAGGGACAAATAGACGTTTGTTATGGCAGGAAATGGATAAAAAAAGCTATCTTGAAGATGGTTTTCCTTTTGTTGGTGCAGTCCGGGCAGCTATAACAGATCCTTCATTGCAAAGAACACCTTACTTTGCCACAGGGCAATCAATTGGTAGAGCTAGAGGTGGTGGATTACTATCTATGGATGATGCAAAATATGGAAACTACGGTGGTGTGATGCCGCATAAAAGTTATGACAGTCAGATAGAAGGTGATTATCTTGGAAAGCTTGTGGAAAATGTTCCAGCAGAATTAATTTTTAGAGACTTTTTTAATGCTAGGAGAAACGCTGGAATAGCTACTTCTGGTGATCAAAGATCATTTATGATGTCACCTTACATTGCACAAAGAGTAGACAACCAAATGATTGATGAGGTAAGTCAATACTTAGAAAATTTGCGAAGAGGTTATTAAAATGGCGCTAGATACATATGCAAATTTAAAAACAGCTATTGCTGATTTTCTTAATAGAGATGATTTAACAAGTTCAATAGATGATTTTATTGATTTGGCAGAAGCTCAAATGAACCGGGAGATCCGTCATTGGGACATGGAAAAAAGAGCTACTGCTGTTTTAAATACACAATACACTGCATTGCCGAACGATTTTGTAGAACCAATTAGATTTATGATCACAGATGGTAATACTTCAACCGTAGAAGGTGTAAGCAGTCATGAAATAGCCAGGCTTCGGATGACTAATAATAACGCCACTGGTAGACCGCAAAACTATGCTATTATTGATGGTTCTATTGAGGTGTGGCCTTCCCCGGATGCTTCATACACTTTAGAAATGGCATACTATGAAAAGATAGATAGCCTAAATAATTCAACTACATCTAACTGGATATTAACACGATTTCCTGATGCATATTTGTATGGTTCGTTAATTCATTCGGCTCCATACTTAGCAGATGACCAAAGAATACAAACCTGGTCAGCATTGTATTTGAAGGCAATTAGTGATATTAATTCAGAGAATGAAAGATCTAAGTTAGGTGGTACGGGTCAGCGCATCAAGATAAGGAGTTACTAATGGCAAGTATAGCGGACAGAATACTGGATAACGGATTGACAGTACTCGACACAGAGGCCAACAGGTTTGACATTACAAGCCAAGAAGCAACAACATATGCAGAGGCCACATCAACATATACTTTAGGCAATACAACCAGTATTAGTATAGGCTCACCAGCCGACAGGACAGGTGGAGGGCGTAAAGTTACTCTTGCGGCAATCAGTGATGCTTCTGTGACAGGCACAGGAACAGCAACACATTTTGCAATTACAGATACCTCAAATAGTAGGTTGTTAGTAACAGGCGCTTTGAACGCTTCTCAGTCCGTCAACAGCGGTAACTTATTTGATATTTCAGCCCTTGATATAGGCATACCAGATCCGAGCTAAATAAATGGTTAAAGTTGCAGATAGAGTAAAAGTTACGACTACA